AGTGGTCGTTCGGCATTGATGAGAACTTCGGTAACGAATCAACAAACAATGAATTGCGTTCGCAGCTAAACGCTTTGTTCACTCGCGAGGATTTCTATTCGACGCTTCAAGCAACTAAGCGATGGTCACTCATTCGCGGTGACGGTCTTCTTCACATTGTCGCGGATGACACGAAGCCTGAAGGTACTCGCATTTCTATTTACGGTGTTGATCCTTCAACATACTTCCCAATCACTGACATGAACGATACCTCGCGAATTGTCGGCTGTCACTTGCTTACGCAAATGAAAGCAGATGACGGTACCACAATTCTTCGGCGACATACTTATCGCAAAGAAGAAGAGGGTATCTTCACTCAAGTGAAATACTTTGAGATGAATGGTTGGGATGATCGTTGGGGAAGCAGCCAGGAAATTAAAGAAGTAAGTCCTCCCGCTCAAATGCGAGATGGTCAAGAAGAATTACATCAAGGTTTCTATCTTCCAAAAGAGATCACGACTATTCCTGTTTATCACATTAAGAATAACCCTGAAATCGAGAATGACTTTGGTGTTAGTGAAATGGCTGGGTTTGAGTCGGTGTTCATGGCGATTAATCAGGTCGCGAGTGATATGGAATTGTCGCTCTCACTTGATGGTGCCGGTCTTTATGTCACGACGTCAGGTTCTCCTGTTGATCCAGTGACAGGCGATCCTATTCCTTGGCGACTTGGTCCTGGTGGTGTCGTTGAGATTGAGCCTGACACTGACTTCAAGCGAGTGAATGGTATTGGTAAAGATCTTGCAGGAATTGAGTACATCAATAAGATCAAGCAAGAAGTTCTCGAAGCCGCTGGTGTGCCGGAAGTCGCTATCGGTAGTTCCCGTACACGTGCAGTTGAGTCAGGCACCTCAATTGCATTACGTATGCATCCCATTCTCTCAAAGTGTGCTGAGAAAGAGATCGCATTCATCGGAGTTCTTGATCACTTCCTGTATGATCTTTGTACAATGTGGCTTCCTCAGTATGAGGGAACGTCGAGTGAATGCCGTGCTTACAGTGTTATTGGTAACCCTCTTCCGATCTCACGTGAAGAATCCATCAACGAGTTGAAGCTTCTTCTCGAAGCAGGCGTTATTGACACAGATCTATTCCGCGAGAAACTAACTGAGTACGGTTACGTGTTTGACAGTGCGATTAAGCAACGCATTCTTCAAGAAAAAGCACAGCTCTCTGAAGCAGAATCTTCAGGTGATTCATTTAGGCAGAACGTTGACTCGCTATTAATTGGTGACGAGAATGTCTAAAATCACCCCTGCCCAAAGGAAGTTTCTTCTCGCTGAACGTCAGGTTGAGTTAGAGGTCATTGATGTTCTTCATGACCTCTATAAAGAAACTCAAAAAGAGATGCGCCAATACGCTTCATCAAAGAAAGTGAAAGCGCTTGAAGCAAAGCGTGATCTTCTACGAACGCAACGAAGCATCAATGAACAGCTTAAAAAGTATTATGAAGAAGTTGGGGATAAAGTAGGGCAGGGGGTTGTCGAGTCTGCGATTCGCGGGATCGACATGTCATACGATTACACGTCCAAACGGATACGAAATAGCGGAGATAAAGCAGCCCTAGAGCTTCGTAGACGTGCTGTAGTTGAAGACACGTTAAACAATATTGACGTCGTAATTCAACGTGTCAAGAGCCCAACCACGAAGACATTTAGCGAGACGGTTTGGGGCACCCGAGACCTAACTCAAGATATGTTGAATAGGAAAATTAACCTCGCTCTTCTCAAAAATAAAGATGTTGAAACTCTCGCAAAAGAAATTGAAGTCTTTGTAAATCCTGACGTAAAAGGTGGTGTGAGGTACGCTTCTCTCCGCCTGGCTCGAACTGAAATGGGAAATGCGTATCACAGAGCAACGATTTATGCCGGCTTTACTGATCCGAATATCATCGGGTTTAAATGGAAGTTGTCCCCTGCCCACCCGAAAGTTGACATTTGTGATAGATATGCGAAAGAACCGTTTTATACGCCGATCACTGTACCTAATAAGCCTCATCCTAACTGTCTTTGTTGGATTGAGCCTGTTTATAAAGGTGGACCGTCATTTGCAGGATTTAGAGAAAGAGCGACAGATGAGATTGAGGAGTCAACTAAAGAACTAGAAGGTCTAAAGGAAATTGCATACAAGAAACTTCGATAATATAATCAAAATGTAAGCTCCGCTCAAATTGCGCGGGTCGTACAGAAGGGTTAAGAAAATGGATGATAGTAATCTAGAAAACGTCGAGAATCAGGTAAATGATTCTGAGAACGTGGAAGTAAATGAAGAGCAGAATGACTCTGCGAAAACTAATCATGCTGACGATGATTACGCTACTCAGATCGCTGAACTTCAGAAGCGTTTAAGTGCCGCTGATCGCGCTCGAGTTTCTGCTGAAAACAAACTCAAAGAAATCGATCGCGAAAAACTTGATGAAAATGAGCGAATTAAACTTGAGCGAGATGAAGCTCTTGCACAGGTTAATTCTCTACAAGAAGCCGTAACGCAGCGTGCAATTGAGAATGCCTTCTTGATGAATACTAACGTCCGATTCCATAATCCTGCAACCGCTTTGCGGCTTTTGGATCGAAGTGCAATTTCAATCAATGAAGATGGAACTGTCAAAGGTATGGATGACGCTATTGCAGCTCTTGCGAAAAGCGACCCGTATCTTGTAAAGACAGAAGAAGTAAAGAAAACAGGCACTACTGCTCCGAAGACACAAGGTGTTAAAGTAGAAAACGCAGCCCGCGCTGCACTTGAGAAGAAGTATCCTTCACTTCGACGCTAGGAGATAATGATGGCTCATTTTGATAAATATGATCCGTATTCTGGCGGCTTCCGTGGTCCTCTTTCTTTCAAAATTGAAAAGGCAGATGTTGGGAAGCCGATTGCAGTTGGTGTAAATGCCAATGGCCAGATTGTTAAGGGTAATGGCAATGCAAACATGCTTGGTGTTGTCATTGGCCACAGTCCAAAGAACATCGGCGATATCATCGATGTCATGACCCATGGTGAGATCGTTGAGATGACTGGCGTAACTGCCGGTACTCGCCTTTACGGTTTCGACGATGGTTCCATCAATGCTACTAAGACGGGTACCCCGCTTGGTTTCACCATCGAAAAAGAACGTTTCGTTGTCCGCGTAGGACAGAAGTAATAGGGAGTAAAAATGGCTAAAGGTTATTCTACTCTTGGTGACGTCCTAACTAAAACAGCGGACGGCCGAGATCTAAACGAAATCTGGAATGAGTTCCAGAGCGTTATCAATATCCACAACGAGCGTCGCAACAAGATTGTTGACCTGCTCACGTACCCTGTCCACAACCCGATTGAGGACGTTGTCCAAGCTAACACTGACGACTTCGAGCTCGCCTCCGAGTTTGGTGTTCCGAAGTCAATCCGTGCCGGTGCTAACGTATTCCAGATGGGCTTCTCGTTCGACTGGTACGATGTGGCTACTCGATTTACTTGGCAGTACCTCTCCGAGGCTTCTGCGGCCCAGGTAGAAGCTGTACACGCATCTGTTCTTGAAGCAGACAACCGTAAACTCTTCAACGAGGTTATGAAGACTGCCTTCAACAACAAGAACCGCGAAGCAA